AACAGCACTCGAACACAAGAGATACGAAAGAAAAATAAAAAAGGGGGCGGTCTGGCAACACCCCCCGAAGTTCTTGTAAATATTGGAGGGAAAATGGAAAACAAAATCGATGTCGAAATACTCAAGAGTATCCCGACAAAGTATCTCGCAGAAGAGTTAGCGCGGCGCGAAGGTGTAAGTGAAATCTGGGTGGACGCATACGACGAAAAGGATATTCATGTCAGCGGGCCCGCGCAAGTGCTTGTGAATATTGACTAAATGCCTCTCTTGAATGGGTAAACATTCTTGATAAACTGAGAATGATACGTGCCTTTAGACGGGGCTCTCATGTGCGCATCAAATACTTCCGGCGGCACATTCATGTAAACATACAGGTTGCCAGTACGGAATCTGATAGCAAGCCGCATTGTTTCTCTGTCGTATCCGATGCTCGCTATGTTTGAAGAGTTCACGTTCTGCATGATCATAGTCATCGCCTCCGCTACATATTCTATCATACGATGATGTGTACGCGCAAGACGTCAACGGGGCTATCTTTCGATAGCCCTTATTTTACCTAATGATGATTTGGTAAAACATAATTTTATTATTTGAAAAGTTACATTATATGCATCGAAATGTTATTGAAATGTTGAGGTCGGGTTGCCAACAAAACATCAAACTTGCTGGTGCTTTGGTGGGAATCTGACGACATAATAGTTCAACAATTCGCGTTTAGTAGTTAGTTAATTTCTCCGGCTTGGTAAGGATGAGGTCACCGGTTCAAATCCGGTCATCAGCTCTGAACCAAAACCTGCCGGGAACGGTGGGTTTTTTCATATTTTTGTACATATTTCAGTGCTGATTTACCGACTGAGACTACGTCCAGACAACGGCCTCGTTCTTGATTTTTTGAAAATGTCACATAAAATGTCACATTTTGGTGAAAATTTTCGTAGAAAGCTTCTGTGTAATCAGGTGATTTAGCCGACGGGCTGTGTCACATAAAGTGTCACATCAAGCGCCATATATGCCAGCGACGATCGCGCCAGAATTATCAATTTTATTACGCATTTCGATATAATGATCAATGGCGACCTGACTGTATTTTGCGTGGCCGAGCGACTGCTGTACCATCTTCACGTCGTGGGTTGCCGCGTAGAGGTCAGACGCTACGGTCGTACGGAATCTGCGCGGTGTGATCACGCCGTCGTATCCGATATCCTTTGCGATACGCTTACACATATGGCGCACGGCGGTATACGACAGCGGCTGTTTGCCGCCAACTACAAAATCTTCTGGGTCAATGTTCACCATCCCCTGACCGATGTACGGCAATGCGGCCTCACTGATCACCATCTTACGGCGGCTTGAGTCTGTCTTCAGGCGTTCTTTGTACAGTGGCTTCGACCTGTCAGGGTGCGTGACCGTCGCCCAGACGCGCATGATGGTTTCGCCGTTCTCGCCCTTTACGATATTCTTATACTGTAGACCAAGGCACTCTTCAGGACGCAACGGGTGATATACCATCAGCGCAAGCCACGCTCTGTCTGATGGGTTCTGCACCTTGTGTATGTTCTGTGCGAAGAACTTCATGTCGTTCACAGAGTAGGCTGGGATCTTCTCTGACCGCTTGCCTGTGACGCGCAGACTTCTGCACGATAACGGGTTGACGGTGATGATGCGCTTGGATATCGCGTGCTCGAAGACCATGTTGAGTACGTGCTTCGCCTTGTCCTTGGTGGCCTTGGCGAGATTGCCCATTGAGTTGAACAGGTTCTGGATATCATCGGTGGTGATGTCTTCGATGTCCATTTTGCCAAAGGCCGGGTAAAGATACTTTGTCAGCTGGCGCTCATTGGTGATAGCGGAGACGGCTTCGATGTTGGGCTTGTTATAAACCTCAAACCAGTTGCTTGCGAACTGCTGGAAGTTATGCCCGATCTTCGGCGGGCTGACTATCTGCGCAGCGGCTGGCGCGTTCAATGTGCCGAGCTCAAATGCTTTTAGCAGGAGCTTCTGCTCTGAGCTGGCGGTGAGCCAGTACTCTGTGCCGTCAACAACAATGCGGCGTTTAATACGATCACTCATATCAATCTCCTCGTTTGACGGCGAATTGCTGACTATTATGTTGTCAAGATTCGCTTTCAGGGCCATATCGGATATGACGCTCTGAATCACGCGTTCAGTATACAGTTTCAAAAAGTCCATGTCAATACAAGTTTCAGGCATGTTGACCTCCAAAAACAAAAATAGCGGGCTACCACAGAGTGTTCTGTGATAGCCCAATTTTTAACTCTCACTCGTCCTTGATGACGATCAGTGCGTCTCTGAGAATGTCACCCATCGTATTCACCCCTCATCTGTTTGATTAATGTGTCGTAGCCATCATGATGGTGGCCAGTCTTCTTACAATAATCAAGGCCGTATGTCTCCACCTCGCCATCTCTGTTTATGCCGGTAAGCCAGTCGTTATCATAGTCGACCTGAATAGTGACCAATATATCGGACGGGTTTTTGCACTCAACCTCGTCGCCCGGTACGATACGGCTTTCTTCGACAACGGGGCTGTTGGCATCAGCATAGCCCTGATCATAGCCAGTGTTATACGCTTGCCTGAGTCGATCCCTCACGTAATTGGTGAGCCGGAGACTGCGTCGCGCAATATCCTCTTCCGCCTTGCGGATCAGCGCTTCAAGCTTTTCTTCGCCGCTCTGGGGTTCTGCTTCTGGCTTGACCGCTGGCCGCTCATACACGGTGATCATGTAGAAGACGCACACTCTGACGCCATCAGCCAACCCATCGAAGAACACCGCGCCAGTCTTCTCATCGAACGCTCTGACGGGGATAGAACTGCCGATACTGCCATCGAGGTTGACTACATAGACGCCGCTGATAATGTTTACGTGTGTTTTTGTGAGATACACACAGCCATGCCTGACAGACATGGTTTCAGAAAACGGACAGGTGAAGATGTGATTATTTTCCATTGCTGTACCTCTCATAGATCAATTCGGCGCGGATGAATGAACCATCAGTTTTGTGGATATTGTATGTTCTGAAGTGCCGCTTTGTGAGCTCGAACTCTTTCAGGCCGTAGTCCCACATCGCGATAAATACGTTGATGAGGTTTGCAGGAATATAGGCGAGAATATAGAACCACCAGGCTATGTCACATGTCAGCTTGTAATTATACTCATCGGTTCGGCTGAGTTTCCATACAGCTGTGTGCTTCAGCCACCAGTGCCGTTTTCTGAACTTCAAAATATCTGCGGCGTCTTTGTATTTAATCGTCATACTCATCGCCCTCTGTGTCATCTGGATTTTTAATGGTCGGTGTAAAGTCTTCAACGAGCTTTATCGCGGCGTAATAGCCATGAGCTTCCTTCAGATAGCCAGCATCCACAAGCCTTTGCCATTCACTTCTCATGCGCGAAAGGACATCCTCAACATTGATCAATCTCATTTACAATACCTCAATCGTCATAGAACGGATAGTAGTTATAGAAACGTGAAAGCTTCATCGTCATCTTAAAGCCAGAGACATCCATGTTCACCGCCTTGACGATGTACTGATTTGTCTGGCCCGTTGTTGGCGACGTGTACTCGATCTTCTGGTTGACGTCGATGAACGGGATCAGCACGGTGGTCAGCTCGACATCTGTGTTCATGCGGCAACGCAGGAAGTTTTCGTACTCGCCGCGCTGGTAGGCCAGAGAAGTGGAGTAGATCGCGGCGTAGTCGCCGTCTTTTAACACCTGTCTGATCTCGCCGTTCTCGATGCTATACCGCTGCTGGGTATTGGACGAGCCGTTATAGCGGTCGCAAGCGTACGGGCTGTCAGGATTGACGATGTAGCGGATATCCTCACAGGCGTTGCGCTGCTTATCATAGGCGATGGTAGCCGCGTCTGGTTGGACGTTCATCTCACGCACAATGACATGGATTTCCTTCTGGCCCATCAGGTACAGCGTCTTGGTGATCGTGCCTTCGCCGTCATCTGAGATATAGCAACGGGCGACATACGTCCTGCCAGCGGTCATCGCGCCGGCGGGAAGTGCGTTGCCGTCAGAGTCAAGCATGTTGATGACTTCGGTCGTCTGAGTGCCTTCGTCATCAATCAGCGTGAATTTGATCTTCGGAGAAGCGGGGGAATCAGCGTTCGGTGTAAAGGAATAACGCCTATTGGACTCCACCGCCTGGAGCGGCGTCAGGAAACCGAGCTCGTAGGTGTCGCCGTTGAGGGTGCATGTGGTCGCGGAGTAATGCGACGTGATCTTTTTGCCCCAGATTTCAGTGGAGTTTTTGATCTGTGAGAAATCAAGCGAGCGGCGCTCAGAAATGATCAGGTCGTTAATGTCGGCAGCTCTCAGTAAGCAAGGCTCGCTCATACGCATCGGGATCTGATCGGCGTGGTAGACGCCCTCTACATCGAAGTACTGCTCGTACCACGGAAAGAGGTCGATGACAGTTTTCAGGATCTCATACGGGAATACGCCCACATCAAACTCAAGGTCGTACGGGATTACGTCGGGAAAATCGGCGATTTCTGTGCGCTTCAGGAGCGACCACCTTGCGATGGTGGCTGCGAGTTGGTTCTTGATAACCGAGTTCACGGCGATCTTCACGGGTGTACCGATCTGACTGCCTCGCTCCGTGTTCAGCATACCCATGAGATCTGTCAGCGTCAGCTGAAGCTCGTTGGTAACGGCGTCATAGCTAAAGGCGTCGCTGGTTGCCACCATTGTGCCGAGCTTATACCAGCGATACGCGCCCTTGTACAGCAAACCAATACTGAAACGGACAAACTTGTTCATCCACCCAAGCTCGAAGTTTTCATCGACCCAGGACTTGTCTGTCACGACGATGGTCAGCGTGCCAGTGCGCCGCATATCGCTCTCGGCATCGAGATTGAACACGATGTTGGTTGCGTTGGCGGTCACTTCGCACGTGACAAGCAGATACTCGTCGAGGACTTCCAGCTTATACATAATATCGTGCGTCTGCTGATTGACGGCGGCAATATCGTCCTGCGTAATCATGACGTCACCCCTTCACGTGTCCAGCCTGGATTGGTATTGACATACTTCGGCACGTCGATCTCGCCGATCTGCGTCCAGTTGAACGTGATGGTGGAAAGCTCAGTATGAGGATTCCAGTTTTCGGTGATCTCGCCGTCGATGGATACGATCATGGCCTTGCCAGCCGAGGTGCGGAGTAGCTTGTCCTTGCCATTGGCAAGGAACTCGATAAAGGCGTCGCGGTACGGGTTGGCGTAGCTGGTGATGACAGGTTCGCCGCACTTATCGCCGAGCGGTATCCACCAGCCAGTGCATGAGCCAGTGGTGTAGTTCGCCGCGCTGTTGGATACGCGATGCGGGAACTTGCCGGACAGCGTAGTCACGTACTGCACCTGGCGGGTGCGTTTATATGATTCGCTGTACTGGTTCGCGGAAGTGCCGAACGCCGTTTTCCATGAAGTGGTTTCATCTGCGATACAGATACCGTCAAACGAGCACACGGCGGACGCAAAGCCGCTTCGCAAGCCGATGCCGTCGGCGTCGGACATGACAACGGTGTACTGGTAAGAGACGCCGGCCACGACCTCTAAGTCGTTGTAATTGAGACTCAGATCGTCGATGGACTCGACATCTTTGTCGATCAGAGCGGTGATCGCGCCGGAACTTTCGTTTTTGCGCTGAAGTAAAATATGTTTTATATCCCCTACATCATCAAGTGGATATTCGACTACGACGTTGATACAGCATCTCGCCGCGTCGTTTGTTACTACAATGGATTGCTCGTCCACGGTGTACCTCCTTTATGTTGTGCCTGTACTGCCGAAACCGCCGTCGCGGACGCCAGTGGTATCATCGTCATCGGTTGTGAGATAGTGCATGAAGATTCCTTGACAAACGCGCTCGTTAGGCCTGATCAGAACAGACTTGCCGCCGCCATTACACAACTTTAGCAGTATATGGCCTTTACTGTTAGAGTTACAGAAATCGCTATCGATGATCCCCGTGCTATTTGCAAGACGTATGCCGTGCTTGAAGCCCAGCCCAGATCTCGGATATACCATCAAGACCACGTCCTGCGGCATCTGACACCTCAAGCCCGTCGGAATAATAACGCTTTTGCCGGGGTTAAGCGTGAAGCCGAGCGGTGTGCGGATGTCGTACCCAGCAGAGCCTACAGTGGCGCGGCTCGGCAGATCCAGCATCTCGAACGCGTGACGCAGGAATCCATCGTCGGTTGGGAAGATGACGCCGAGATCCATGTTAAGTACAGTGTCGCGGAAGATTTCAAACGGAACTTTTTCAAACTTGATCATCTATTGATCACCTTCCCTAAAATATTAAAAACACGATTGGCTTTATCGGCAGATTTACAGATCACCAGCAGATCATCGCCAGCTACCACACAGCAGAACACATCGTCGAGGTTCAGCGCGTTGACGGACGCCGCCATAGCCTCTGCACAGCCGTGGACACAGCGCACTTTGACGTATATATCAAGCACCTCGACCTGAATACCAGCCTCCACAGTCAGCTTCGACAGCCGCTCTGCCAAGCTCTCGTGCGCTACATAAGCTGGGGTTGCGAGGCCTACGCGCCCGTCGCTCCTGACAGTAGTGGTGAGATGCATATCAATCATGTCGCGGTAGATGGTGGCGTCGTCGCACTCAAAGCCTTCTTCTTTGAGCGCCTCCATCAGCTGTTTTGCGTCCTGAATCGGAGTTCTTTCTATGATCTCCAGTATCTTCGACTGGCGTTCGTTTTTCAGGTACCGCGCCATAGTGTGCCGTTCCTCACTTTCTCATCATACTTTTCGGGGCAATAATCCCAATCTTTCACTGTCCAAGCGGCGTCTTCTGGATGCTTTTCCTTAAACAGCACGAGTTTATCCTTAATGGCTTGCTCAATCTGCGCTGTGTCGTACCCTGAATAGTACTTCGCTGCCGCCACAAAATCGAGAATGCTGTTGCCGAAGAGCGCAATGTCATAGTTGTCGCAAGTCTCTGTGCCCCAACGGCTGGTTGTAATCTCGAGAGGTTTGTTATACGAAATATACAGTACATCGTCTTTGAGAAAATGATTGACCCAATTGTTTGGGACATAGTACATATACTTGACGTCTTTGGATTTCAGAAACTTCCAGCTACCGTAGAAGTAAGCATAGATGTAGTAGTCTGGCAAATCTTTGACCCTGATTTTGGTTGGGTAAGTGCCCATAGACCAGAGAGTGCCGTTCTCGCCATCGCGGCTGATATACCGTTTGCTGGGGTAATCGTACCGCGTTTTTTCTTTGGAGTAGTAGATCGCTGTAGGGTTAGGTTTATGCATAACCTCACCTCCTTTACTGTCTGTTTACTGTCTCAAAATCTTTTACTGTGCGTTTACTGTAAAATTTATTCCCGGCAAATCCGTTTTTATTCTTTCTTTCGCCAGAATTTATAGGTGATATCATCGTCGATGGCGTACCAGTGTCTGCCGTCTCTACTCTTCAGGTACGTAACAGCATACATGCGCTGATTGGTTGTGGGCTTGTCCAAACCGCCGAGCACTTCGTCGTAATGCCCGACCTTGATATATGTCAAGTGCATCAGGCCCGGAAGATCTCCGGCGGAATCTACGCCGGAATATAGGCACGTCTTCAGCCCGTGATAGTAGACGTAATCGATGCACTCCTGAAGTGCGTCTGGATCGTTGCCTTGGCCGAGGAAGCAGACGCATGTGATTTGATCTTTATACTTCTGTAGGAGTTGCGGAAGATCCCCTTCGAGGTCGCGACCGATATCGCCTCGGAGTTCAGGCGAGTGACAGCCTGGGCAGTTGCCGCCACAATTGGAGATGGCAAGAGTCAGGCTGATCTCGTCTGGAACTTCGGCGAACGTCACGGCATAGCTGACGTATTTGATCATATTACCTTTACCTTATCTGCGCCGGCGTAGTATCGTTTCGCGCCCTCTTTCTGGCGGTCAACTGACCACTTGGAGATGAGGGTGAGATAGCCGATAACACGCGTCGCGTAGTCAATATTTTCGCTGCCGCACTTCGGGCATTTGTCAAGATAGTGCTTGGAGATATGACCGCAGTCACGGCAGACCGTGTTTGGAATATTGAAAGTGAAGTACGGAGTGCCGTACTCGATCGCTTTCTGCATAATAAATTTGTACTGTTCTTTGGACAGGTGCTCGGAAAGATTGATGTGACAAGCAGAACCGCCATCGAGATACTTGGTGTAGTCTTTGCCGTGGAGTTTGAGCTTGTCCATTGGTGAGAGCGTTGTGTCTTCAGAGAGGAAGAAGTAAGAGTTGTAGCAATCGCGAGGAACTACATAACCATCTCGCTTATCGTATGAGGCGTTTTTGACCCCAAGATTCTCCGCCGGTACTTGCTCCGTATTCCACATAATTTCCTTCGTCTTATCACGCTTATCGATCTCGGAGATTGGACGGAAGACAGCCTCAACGAAGTCACGATAACGCTGGTTGTCAGAGATCTCGATGCCGAGGAACTCGGCAGCTTCATTTAGACCGTTCGTGCCGACTGTGAGATATTGCTTTTCAAGAGAAATGTACTCGGCCTCATATACAGGAAGCATGTGATTGGCGAGCATCTCTTTCAGGATCTCGTTGAAGGCCGTGAGATACTTGTGGATCTTTTCTGTTTGGACTGCTACAGCCTCGGTAATCAGCGGGAACAGTTCATCACCGATGTACTCAGGGTTCGCTCTTGCGACGTTCTGTACAAGACGGTTAAGATTCATCGTCATGACACACTTGGAGCCAGTGGCAACGCCGCCAGCGCCGAGGGTATAGCTAAAGGTGTTTTCATGGATTTCGTTTTTGAGGCGGCAGTTATGGACGATCATGCCATTTGGCAGAGTGAAATACGGTTCACTTTCATTCTTGCATTCAAAACAATATACATTTTCCGGTACTTCGTCCATTTTTTCGATCGATGTAATTTTGAAATATACTGAGTTATTTACAATCTTAAAAACATCGCCCATAGAACGTTTGTTCTGAGGATCATACCAACGGACACACCAAAGTACAAAGTTTCTATTATATGCCTGACCACGAATCACAACAGGTTCATCTGTTCTGTCAAAAGTATCGATAACAGTGTTCAGACCGAGAGTTGAACACAGCGCTTCAAAATCTCTTGCAAGTCCCTCCGACGTGGTATAAATTCTATTGGAATTACCGCCGTCAGTTTCATACATGCCGTCAAGTATTCCCCTTCTAAAAGACGATGATTGCAAAAACACCTCAGGCTTGATGCGCTTCTCATTCGCATACCCATTCTCAACATACTCTTCTATAAACTCCGGTAGTTCTGTCCCATACAATGACAGCGGATATACATTATTATACACCGTGCGAAGCTTAAACTGTTTATCGGTAATTCCACAATCGATCAGCGCCTTATTAAGTTCGTCAATATTATTCTCGTATTTTTCATTGTTAAGAGACAAATTAACTGTTTTGTATTTGTCGCTCTGACATTCCATCGAACCATCACCGAGATACATGCCGATCAATTTGCCTTGCTCATACGATAAATGCCTATCCTTTTCATTAACAGCTTCAAGTTTTCTTGTATTGAACAAAAGCCAATCATCTGTCGTCAGTTCATCTGTGCGCTTTAATCCTTCGAGCGTTGGCCATAAATGATTATCAGTAGCTTTGACGGTTTTCTTGTTCGATGTATTAATCACATACATCGGTCTGCCCGGTAATTTAATTGTTTTGGCTGATACCCAGCTGCCGTTATGGAACACAGTTAAATTATTTTTATAAGGATGCCAAGGCATTTCGTGAAGGTCGTGGATCGTCGTATCAAGAAACACGCCGTCACTGCTCTTGGCAAGAATCTTTGTATCACCGTCAAAACAACAGCTAGCCAGTGAGTCTACGCTATCAGATGTATAGGTAAAGAAGCTATCACCTTCAGAATACATCTGCGCCACCCAGTCAGCCGCTTCTTTGTCTACATACTCTTTACCGTCATTCAACAGACTGTACGAGGTCACGGGGAATGTGAGCACTTTCTTTGTGCGTTCATGGTTCAGCCATTTCATGAATGTCTTCTGAAGCCAATTAACAGAGTCCCAGATATCGACCATAGCCGTGCCGTCCGGGAAGTAGAAAGTCTCGAAGAGGCTCTTGAAATATGGCTCATCAAACAGCGCCACATTCCAGAACACACTCTGACTTCCGCGAGCCGCCGCCGGTTGATTGATGGTATATACCACCTGCTGGAACTTGGCGCGAACAACATCTTTGATTGTACGCGGGTGATTGCCAAGTTCGACGATCTCGTCTGCGCGTTTGTAGTAATCATCTCCATACTCCCTAATCAGGAAGTATGACATATACGCCAGCCATTCAGGAGTTGCCACGGCACCAGCGAACTGGGCCGCGACTAGGAAGACCAGGTTGCAGAAGCCACCGCAGAAGGAGTCAAGATTCTTGGGCGCTGTGCTGGAACCTCCCAGAGAGCTAAGACCGTTGAGCAGGAAGGGGTACATGGTGATGCTAACACAATACGGCGTCCCAATCGGAGTACCGCTTTCGTCATGCCTATATATCTCATGGTTTTCAAGCTGTCTGATATATTCATCAGCGAGATCTTCGCCGTAAAGCTCTTTGACTTTGTCGTGCATCGCCAGACGATTAGCGTAGATGTTGGCCTTCTTGTGAATCTCCGTAGCCATCGTGGCGATATTCTTGTTGCTGACGTTGGAATTGGCATCGACCTCGCTGCCAGTAGCGGCATTGACGGCCTTGCTGTATTTCTTAATAAAATTCAAATCAGCTCTGTATCTTTCGTATTTATCGGGAACCATTTGTTGAATCATCCTTTCTGAAAATTATGCGTTTTGAAGAAATTTCACCGCTTCGGGGAAATACATAATTTTGCCGCCAGCGTCAAGCGCCGGAATGCTATCGAGGTTCAGCGCCCTAATCTGCTCCATATCCTCAATCTTTTCATAAGGAATTTTCTTAACCTTCATGCGCTGTTCAAGCGCGGAACACATACCACAACCATGAACGCCATACAGTTTGTAACTCATTTCTTATCACTCCCAATTTCGAGCACACCAGGCTCTATATTGTTTTTCTTTTCACTCGCGGTCTTCTGGATTTCACTGATCGCAAGATCGATTAGCATCACGACATCGTCGCAATAGTAGTTCATAAGTTCGGGCCCGTCCTGCAACATCAGCTGAACAGTAGCCATCGCGAGACAGAGCTCGTTTCTCAGCCCCTGAGCCTCTGCGTATTCACGCCAGTCAATTGTCCCAGCTTCTTCTGGAATACGAGGATGTTTCCTGAACCTTTCGATATACCACAGCGCCTTCTTCAAGTCCTGAACAACATCGTCCTTGAGCCCAGCGCGGCACACATACTTTACAAACGAGCCCAACGAGAAGTCGAGCTTCCAGTCTTCAATAAAATCAATAACTTCTACGCCACCGCGATTGTAGTACGTGGGATGATTTACGGCGTCACTCATTTTTATACACCTCCGCCAGCTTCCTATGCCGCCCACAGCACTGACGCTCCGGGCAGAACGGGTGATCGGGATCCTTTTCGCACTTCGGCACCAGCCAACGCTTCGCTTCAGGCACCACCGCGATAACACAATCGGCCATCTGACGCACAACATCCCTGATCTCCCACTGGGCGCGGGAACACAGCCGCTCATGACAGATATGGATCAGCTCGCGGAGATTGACCGTCATCGTCAACGTGGTTTCACAGGCATTTGGCAGTACAAACCTCGCGTCTTCGTTCGGAATCGCGCACCTGGACGTCAGAAAGGAATACACGCTGTTGATCGTGTTCATCAGGGTGCGGTAGATTTCATGCGCTTTCGGATCGGCCTCGATCTTAGGCGGCGTAACATAGCCGAAATCGTCCTCATCACAGTACCGCTGAGAGCGGACGCTGAATGACGCCAAACGATGGCGCGTAAGCTGGGCGAGACAGGCGCGGCTGATGCCCTTGATCTCAAAAGTGAAGTTCGCGTGCTCGGCAACGGACTGATGACCGTTTTTAATGCATGAGTTCAGGATCCTGAAGGGATGATCAGCGTCTGGCTCTGAGTTATAACACGTACAGGCTGCAGTTTCGCACGTCATCAGTGGATCAGCCGTCATGGCAACAAGTTCAACTGTCATTTTGTTCTCCTTCTTGTTCATCAAAATGCGCTTCAAATCTATTCAGAAGTCGAACCAGAAAAACCAGCTCTTCTTCTGACGCTTCACCGCTACAGCGGCGCAGATTCCAGCGGTTTTTAACGGAATGATACAGCTCAATAATAAAAGCTTCGTCTGTCATACTTTGCCCTCAAAATTCATCGAAGAAGTCATCGTCTTCCGGCACGTAGCCCGACTGCTCTTCGGCATAGTTCCAGAGTTCTTCGTAGATGTCCGCAATTTTTGTGCTTTTGCGGATGTGTGTTGAAATCAATACCTCGTACAGCTTGCGCTCAAGCACTTCATGCTTCTTGATCTCGGCCTTGAGGGATTGGATGTTCGGACTGTCGCGCTGCAATGGCGATCACCTCTCATATGTTGTTTGCGATGCAGTAGTTGTACAGTGTATACCGCGTCATACCTTCATACTCTTCAGCTTTGTATGCGCTCTTGCCGCCGATAACTTTGATGACGTCGCCCTGTTTGAGCGTGTGAACGTAGAAGCCCTTCGGGATCGTCCACTCATGCATATCGGCAGTTCTCAGCGAAATTGCCATTATGCTGTACGCCCATGGCTTGCCAGTTCTTCTGGACGTCAGCGTTTTCGGGGGCGCGGTGACGTACATCATGGCCCTGTAGTCGGGCCCCAGCGCCGGCGTATACCCGATGTACTCCATCCACGTCGCGATATTGTCCTTCATGAGCGGCGGAGGTAACTTTCTCGCTTTAATACAGCGCTCCATATAGCGCAAAAGTGAAGCGCCGTCCGTGACCCTCCAGTTCTTTTCGGTTCTGCGCTCTGCATACTGACTGATCTCGCCTTCGTCTTTGCCAAACATCGCCTCGCGCTTTTCTTCTGACAACCAGACCAGACCGCCGTACTTCAGCTTAATGGAATTTTCAAGGATTTTCTGCAATTCTGTTGGATTGCCGAACTTCTTGAAGTAGCCGATGCTGATCAGTATTTCGATCTGCTTGTCGCCGATGTGTTCGGCTTTCAGGCAGAGCAGAAGATCAGTAAAGCTGGTGGGGTTAATGGCCTGTTCGATGTCGTGCATGGTCGCGCCCAGCCCGTTCGTCAGACTCTTGACCGATGCCAGCCCCTGGTAGATGGTATTGGTGGCTTTGTCGAAGGTATATTCCTCGCCAGTGTGTCCCCATGTTGGCATTTCAATGTTGATGCCGTAGGTCTGGGCGAGAGTAGTGCCGTGGTAGATGTCGTCCTGAGAATGAGCGCCATTGAGATAGGCAGTGCAGAATTCAATCGGATAATAATAGCGGCAGTATGCGCAAAGAAAACCAATCATGCAGTAGCCCACTGCATGGGAATAGTTAAACGCATAACCACTCGCATCTGAAATTACCTGAAGCAGTTCAGCAACGTCGTGCTCTGCTTCTTCGCGAGGTTTATTGGAATGGTCAATGTATCCTTGCTTGATCAGCACAATATCCTTGGCGATCTTTTCAGGGTCTTTCTTAGCAATGTCACGACGTACCGTATCGGCTTGGCTACCGCTAAAGCCGCAAAGCTCTATGAGGGCGCGGGAAATATCTTCCTGATAGACGACAAAGCCGAAGTTGTCTTTGAACAACTCATCCATTTCCTTCGTGGGATTCTTGTGAACTTTTCTGTCAAACACATCATCACGATAAGACGCGCCGGAAGGACGTATTGAAGCCGTCAATAACGCCATCTCTTTTATATTTATTGGCTTCATACGCTTCAGACTATTAAAAAAGTAATCCGACTCGGCCTGGAAGATCCCCCATTGACTACGACGCATATCACGCCATACATCCTGATCGTTAAAGTCGATCTCGTGCATTTTAGGGAATGGTTTCCCTATTGCTTTATAGACATCGTCAATTATTTTGATGTTTGTCAGGATCAGAAAGTCATATTTACACATGCCGACATCGTGAGCTTCATCCATGTTTAGCAACAAGCAATGTTCGCCAGAGTTGAAGAACGTGCCATAGTTATCATCAAGCGTACACGGCGAAATAACCATGCCAGCTGCATGAACCGATTGACTCACAATAGTATTGACCATACCATCGAAGTAATAGAACACTTCTTTGTATTTTTCTTTTGCTTCATCAGGATTTTCTGTGAATTCCTTCTTAATCTGGTCGGCCTTTCTCAGCGTGTATGGGAATTCAGGCACATCTTCGTCTGTATAGGTTCTGATGTTTAAGTCTGGCCTGTGCTCCATAACATATTTATTCTTGAGGCCACGGCAAATATCATCAATCGCGCCTTTGTCTGCGATACTGCCATAAGCTGACACCCGCGCCGTTTTTCGGTCGCCAAATCTCTCTATGATATGGTTAAATATTTTGGGCCTGTCTGTATCTACGACATCAATGTCGATATCGCCAATGCTAATACGATCGGCGTTACAGAAGCGGCTGAAGATCGTACCGTAATCCTCTGGATTCAGGTCAATAATATCGGTTACATATGCCACACGAGAGCCGCCAACGGATCCGCGCTCTGGGCCTGTCGGTATCCCGTTATCATGGCACCACCTTACGAGCTCAGACTCTGACAGCATAAAGCCGCACATGCCCAACTTTTCAAAGGCTGCGAGTTCTTCGTCAATTGCCTTTCTAAAAGCGTCTTCCTGACTCTTCGGTATCACGCCGTTCTTCAGCTTGTCCTCGAACATCTGCCGTGTCAGTTTTTTGTACCGCCTTGCGTCCTCTTCGGCAGAGCCATACGATATCGGGTACTTGTTACTGCGGTCTACTGTGAACTCTTCCACGCTCGCCGCCATGACGTTCGTGTTCTCAATCGCCTGAAGGTAAACATCACGGGGGAGAGCGCCCTGTTTCTCGTACGCTTCGACCAGCTCATCGTATGTCTTATACGTCAGGTCAAACGTGTCTTCATCAGGAAACGACTTGCCCTTCGCCAACATTAGCAGATCACGGCACTCAGCTTTATATGGCGTCGAGCTGTGCGTATCAGTGCCAGCGATCAGCGGCTTACCCGTCTGTAACGACAACTGATACAGATGCTGGTTATACGCCGCCTGACTCGGACAGTTATGGTGCTGGATCTCCAGATAATCGTAACGGTTCAGCAGTTTTTCGTAGTCGTCGTCACTGATCGGGAGCTTGCTCAACGGCGAAGCGACACAAGCTGATATCACAATGACGTTTTTCGACAGCGAAACCAGCTCATGGAACGTCATGCGCGGCACGTAGTAGAAATGATCCTCGCTCGACGCCAGCTTGACGGCCAGGTTGATTTCCTTCATGCCTTCGTGGTTCTTGGCGATCAGCACAGTGTGATAATTGTCCCTGACTTTCTCACCGCCCAGCGATCTTGTCAGATAGACCTCGACACCGTAGAGGAACTTCAACCCCGCTTCCTGACAAGCGATCATCTTGCTGATGTTGCCTCGCGGAAGGCCGTGCTCTGATGAACCGATCGCCGTCATACCATCGCGCTTTGCCAGCTCGATATAATCTGCGAACTTGGTGCAGCTGTCGAGCAGACTGTAGTCGCTGTGGCAGTGGTACATTACGTAGTTTGGCATTGTTCACCTCGCTTATTTATGGCTACAATCAAATACTCCGTCTTCCCGCCCTCTATGTATTCATAATCATTCCTGTATAAACTATCGAACGAGAGCTGGCTCGGATTACTGTAGAGAAAATACCGAGTTTCCTTTGTCTCCCATTTGTATATGCCTGGGGTGATGTTTACGCCGTCATCAGGAATGGGAACGATTTTGCCGAAGTGTTCTCTGGCTTCATCTTGTATAGGCATTATCCACCTCAATCTGTTTCTTAACTTAATCATCGTTAAGATGCAAAGTTAAAGTTAAGAGTGCAGCTTTTGCACCTCACGCGGTTTCTGTAGTGTCAAAATGGATCTGAATCGTCCGCGTCGCCGTTCGCCATACGGATCTGCTCCTCGGTCAGATATGGCAGAGGCTCGTTATGCTGCGTCGTGTCCCACGCGTAGCTCTTCTTCAGCATCTCCAGCGAGTCATAGAAGCGGCGGCTGCTCGGATCGTAGTTCAGCGGGTATACTCTGCCCAACGCGCTGGTGAAGCGGTCTTTCTTGATGTGTAACTGAACAGAACAGTTCGTATTGGGCTTCACGCGCCCGTTTCGATCGGGCTGTCTGTCATCATCCTTGACCCTGTACAGGGAGAACACGCGATGCGCGAGGTTCGCCGCCGAAACAGAACCAGATAGATCATAGAGGTCTGGCGCTCTGTTGAACTCGACCATCTTCTTCGGGTGAAGCACCACCCACATAATAATATCCAGCCGCTTTGCCGTAGCGATGCAGTCCCTGATGAACTGGTTCTGCGCGTTCCAATATTCATCGCCGAAAGAGCCGATGTTGACCGACGAGAGGTTGTCGATAACCGCCATCCTTACGCCGTACTTCCTGACGCAGGACTCCAGCGACTGGAACAGCGCGTCGGGCGTGGCGTCATAGGTATCTTTGAAGAAGAACAGCCTGTCTTTGTAGTACTCATCCATACGCTTGATCGCTTCAGGCTTTACCTGATAGGATGTGAACCCGTCGCGCTCGACTTTCTCCAGCCAGTACTGACCGGCGCGGCATTTGATTGTCCAGTTTCTCAACGCGCTGTTGGAAAGTTCGCCGGAGTACACCCAGGTTGGATAGCCCTGATCGACGCCCTCATTGATGATGGTGGACAGAAACGAGGTCTTGCCAGCGCCTGGGACACCAGTGATAATGGACACCGTGCCGCAGTAGGACTTGTTAATGCAGTGGTCAAGCTCCTTAAACCCCGTCTTCATGCCGTCAATGCCTTCCATGTCGATGTCCTGCACGTCAGAGCAGTCAACAACAGACTCAATTTTGCGCTCCTGCGCGTTGTTGATCGCGTTGATGACAGCCTGTTGACCGCCATAGAACAAAAGCTCATTCAAATCCTTGACGTGTTTCACAGAACCATCTGGCATTTCCAAAGTCTCAGGGATGTCTACTACCTTGCAGCGGTCTTCGCCAAGTCTGCGTGTGATTTCCTTGATATATTTTCTGCCGGAATCATCATTATCATATACGAGAATAAACTGCTGGCACTTCGTCAGAAAATCCCACTGATATGACACCCAATTCAGGTTCTGATCGCCGCCCGGAATGCTGGAGGAATTGTGAAAGCCGCACTCATACGCCGCCATCGCGTCGCCTTCGCCAGTGCAGATGATAATCGGCTGTGAAATGTTGAGCTTGTTCTGATTAAACAGAAGCCCCACATACGGCTTGAGCTCTTTGCGCTTCTCGTCCTTCAGCCACCAGCACTTGCGCTCGCCATGCGGCACGGGGCGCGATGGCCTGAACTTGACAGCCCTGAGAACATCGGAAGAGTCGAAGAACTGGAACACAGTATCGCCGTTCATGCTCTCCTGCACGTCCATCGCGTCGATCGTCTCCTTGGAGATACAGCGCTTCTGCCAGTAGGCATAGACGTTGTCCTTCGTCTCGCTGTACTTGGGATCTGGGTAGAAGAACTCCGTCTCGTCACTGTCGCGGACGCCGCGATAGGAGAAGTTGTGAGGCATTTCCGCTTCCTGAAACAGTTTGTCCACCGCTTGCAGGAAGGTGTCGCCCTTCATCATCCACGCGTCGATGATGTCCACAGAACGATGACACCCGAAGCAGAAATAGCTTCCGCTCCGGGCGTTGTAACTGAATGACGGTGTTTTATCATTGTGCAGAGGGCAACAGGCGATGTGTCTGGCCGGGTTGTACTGCTGGAGGGAGAGGATGTCCGCGATCATATCTGCCTGTCGGTCGCCAAGCTTCTCCTTCGCTTCCTGAATAGACTCCTTTGAGATTTGATCCAACTCGCATCCGCTCCTTTTATATGTATTCACACACCCCGCGATGATCGCACAGGTTATGACAGTAATACCACTCGCCGGTCGGCATAAACTCGGTCGCGCCCTCGATCTTTTTGATCGTATTGGTCGCCCATTCTACGGCTTCGTCTTCCTTGTCCTTAGAATAACGCTCAGACACTGTTATTTGACCCCTGAAGCAGTTGAACTGTAGCTGCCCTACACTTCCTAACCCCAGCTGATGAACGCCGTGAGCGTACAAATAAAGCTGTTTTAGATACTGGTCTAATTCCTTGTCTGAGACGGTGGGCGTCTTGCGTCTGGAGCGCGGCTTGAGCACATGGGACTTATGATCGCAGATCGTGAGCGTACCATCGTTGTTCTTGTACAGCAAGTCGATGAAGCCCGTGAAGTTATACTCGCCGACCTTGAACAGAATGTTCTTTTCGACGCCTACAATGAAAGACGGAGTGACAGCCACTCCGTCTTCAAAGTAGTTCAGCCCTTCGATGAAGTATTTGCTTCTGTGTTTGTGAGGCCCGACATCATCAAAGTGCTGGATATAATAATCAACGAGCTCTGCTTTTGTCAGAACGCCGGTGTAGTACAGCTCATGGATCCTGTGGATATAAGTACCGAAGTTTGCGTAGAAGTTCGACTGAACATTATCGTCGTTGTAGAGGTACTTCAGCGCGAACGCGTATGGGCATTCCTCAAACAGACTGATTCTGCTATAGCTCCACGTCCAGTCGGAATATATTGGATAGCTCATACGTCACCATATTAGAAGGGGAGATCGTCATTCTGATCGTCAGCCACGTTCTTCCCGCTTTCACGCAGTTTCGCTTCAGCCAGCTTGGCTTCAAGTTCAGCCACACTCATCTGACTGCCAGAACTCTTAGCGGCACTGCGCGGCTGGGGCTGGTTGTTAGCAGGAGTCGCGGCGTTGGTTACGTCTTCCAGATCGTAGACGCGGAAGTTGATGTACTCGCGCTGCTTCTCACGATTCCAAATACGGGAGACATCACAGCCCTTAATCTTGAACCGGCCCTGATTGGGAATCTTCTGCACAGCGTTCGCCGCTTCGCCGATAAAGCTCACGTAACCGCTGAAATCATCGACGTACTCGCCAGTCGTCTTATCCTTGCGGGAGATAGAGATCTGACCCTGGGGAAATTTGCCGCTCATGTCCAGTTTCCACAGTTTGCAATAAGCACCATCACGAAAACCCATAATTTTGCCTCCTAATTAAGCCTGTGCTTTGTTGAAATATTCTACGAGTGCTGTATACAGACGGTTGGCCTCTTCCAAATCCTGAATCTTCAGGTAATTGGCGGTCGGCTTGCCCGCATCTGTAGCGAATTTCTTGATGAGGTTCTTGACCTCGGTGCTGTTCTGATCATTGATGTTGGCGCGGCACAGCTCATCCACCTTCTGGATAACTGCTTTAGCGGCCTCACGATTTTCAGCGTCAGCGGCTTCGTTCTTCTTGCGTTTCCACTCGTCGGGATCATCTTCGGACGTGGCGATGTTGAAGAACTTCAGATAGAAGTAGCGGTTGGCGTAGGTCAGCGCAGAACCGAACGCCTGAGACATATCAGACTGCGTCCCGCAGATGGGCCACGCCACCTCGAAGAACTCCTCAGGGTTATCGTCGTTAAGCACCTTGTACATAACAACGCCGCGCACGACCCACTCAATTTCCTTGGTGGTAATCATCTTGCCAGCGGCCTTGTCATATTTGCTCTTCTCATACTCTCGCGGCGTGTTCTCGAACGTATCGGTATCAATCCTCGGATACACAGACACTCGGTACTTGGACATGCCAGCCTTGACTTTGGCCAGGATCTCGTCTTCAGACGTGTATCGGTAGCCATAGCCGCTCTTGTTTTTCTGCACGACATCAGCGATATCGCGCACTTTCGCCAGACGCTGGTAAAGGTTCAGCGCCATGATCTCATCGTCTTTCTTTTCCATGAAAGCTCCTTTCGTGACTCAGGGTGATACAGTATCGGGGATACATAATTATTGGTTAAACCCAATATAGGAAAGAGCGGCGATTTTACGCCGCTCCTGTCATCGCTTCCAGGCGATGTGTGATCTTATCAAGGGTCTGTTTCAGCTGCCCGATTCCCTCTGCCGCCCTGTCGGCGAGCATCCCGTACAACGGGGTAGGATCGTTGGACACCTCGGTCAACCCTTTCGTGACCGTTTCGATCAGTGAGCACACCAGCATCAGGTCTGCGTCCCGCTGTGCTGACTCCGCGCTCTGCTGGTACTCGTCGCGTTCCTCGACCAGCTCCGCCATATCAACGGCGTTCTCAGACGCGCTCTCCAGCAAGGACTCGATGCTCTCGATCCTGCGCTCATACTCGGTGATCAGGTTCTTCTTGGACTTCTTCTCTGCCTGAAGATCCTCGTACGCCTTGCGCTCCCGCTGGGTCAGCTCGTTGACCTTCTCGCGCAGCGCCAGCTCGTCCTCGTTCTGGGCTTTCTGGGCATCGGCCAGCTTGACCTGGAGCTCAGCGATTTCTTCCTTATTCGGGAACTGCTCCTCAATCGCCGCCGCGATTTCCTTCTGCGTGTACTTCGCCACAGGGTCGAGCTGCTTGGCGAGCTCCACTTGCTGTTCTGGGGTGAGCTTCTGGACGATGGTGAGCGCCGTCCTTGGAGAGATGACGTCCAGCTCTACAAGTTCCTGCATTTCTTCCGGCATACTGGCGAGTCTGCGAGAGCGGCTTGCCACCTGGCTGTCGATCTGGAGCTTGTTGCGGACTTCTTCCTTGCTCTTATATTTTTCAAGCGCTTTGATCACGCGCCCCAGCTTCACGTCAGGGCTGTTCACTACGCCACGCTGGCGGATATTGCTTTCGATCAGGGCGACTTCCTGATCTTCCTCGCTTACGTCCAGCACGTAGCACTTGATCTGCTGAATGCCCAGCGCTTTACAGGCCTCAACTCTCATGTGCCCGCTGATGATGGTTCCGTCTGGCGCAATCACGATAGGATTAATGACGCCATGCAGTTTCACAGACTCGACGAACTCGACCCACTTGTCGCCTTCGATGGCATCGAAGAAGTAATCGTTCTTGGGATGCGGCTTGAGCTCTGAGACATTGCGAATAACAAAACCACTGTTCTCCATTCTTACTCCTCTTTCCGTTGGATTGTTGCGATCGCATGTATATATTAACGGGAAAAGCATCAAAAATCAATGACAATTTTCCCGGAGAAGTTAAGTAATTTAACCTTGCAAATGTGATGCGGTATCAGGCTCTTCCGCGAGTCGAGACTCATTTATGCCGCTGTCCGATAAAATGGAACTTTTATGATGGCGAACTTAACAATTAGTTAACAATTATCTCCGCGTCTGGATATTTGCTTGAAATCTCAAGCGCTTCCGCCAGCGTCAGGTCATGGATTGTAACCGTCAGCTTATCGCCTCTTACCAGATACCACGCAAGATACTGTGTCACCGCTCCGGCTTTGCCGTCGGAGTACACGCTGCACTTCTCCTGGAATGCCGCCACGGCTTTCTTAGTAGCGGTTCCGTACTTGCCGTCAACGCCATGCTCGCCGATGTTATAGCCAAGCGCAACCAGATGTTTCTGAAGCTCGGTGACCGCGTCCCCGCTCGACCCAGAGGACAGCACAGGATACTCAAAGTGCCAGTCTTCACCGCATGCGACATCATGGAGCTCATCGTAGAACTGCTGGGCGAACTCACAGCGCTTGGTCACCGCCTTCTCTGATCCAGACTTCGACGACGCCGGCTTCTCATACTGGTAGTACATAGCGCTGGTTGCTTCCGCTATAGAGGTTGCCTCTCTCAGCTTCTTCAGGACAACGGAGTAATTGCTGAGTTCCAGCATGATGAAGTTGATCTGAAGGAACAGGTTGCCAACGGACTCGTGGATCGTTTTCGCGAAGCCTTCGAGGTTCTTCTTCCTGCTACCATACGTCCACTGCGCAAGACCGTACCCCGCGTTGTCGGTGGCGAAATCCTTGTAGGTTCCATCGTCAACGGCTTTGGTGTACTGCTCGTCTGTCATGCCGAGCTTGCGCTCGAAACCGTTCTGGAGGTTCATCGGATTAAGCGCTGACTCGGCATAAAGGTTGCCGAGGATCCCAGCTACACCGTATGGGTTCTTGATCAGACTGGTCAGGTTATACCAGATCGCCCACGCTTCATCTGTAATTATCATTCCGTATCACCGTCCCGTGCGCTTGCCGCGAACATCAGTGCGGCCACTACATAGCCGAAGCTGATACACAAAGGGATGATCCATACCAGATTCCATGCGCTCATATTTACACCTCCGGGGTCGGTGCTTCCAGCGTGGTCGCTGGCTTGTCAATCAGATCGCTGTAGCGGATCTCCCATGAACGCGATACCTCACGCTCCGCCGCAAGATCAGAAGACAGATCAATGATCTCGTTCGTCTGACTATCCCACGATTCATAGAGCTTGTTGTAGCGGCTGACTGCTGAGTTCCGTTCGCGCATACAGAATAGGGCAGAGGTGATACTGATTCCAGTGATAAGCGCCATCAGGATAAAAGCTACGCAAGTCCAAACGTCCATCATTATTACTCTCCTCGATTCAAGATTTTGATTGCGTCATCCGCGTCTTCTTTTCTCAGGCCGCGCTGCCAGAAGGTAAACACTGTATGCGGCCAGAGGTCGCCGCTGTAGTCTGGGAAAACATCATCGTCAATAATCACGAAGTTTTTAACGGATGGGTGTTCTTTGAGCCACAACCTGATCCCGTCGCCGCGATCTTCTTCGTGATCCTTTGTCTTGTCGATGGGCTTCAGCCCAAAATCGAACAGCTTGTTGGCGAGATACTTCCCCGCGTGAGTCGGCTGCTCCGTCGATCGTCTGTGGGGTTCCCAATCCCTTTTCCATGTAGAGGTCAGCACAATTCCCGCGCCGGTCTGATCGACAATGTATTTCAACAGCCGAACGTGAGCCTTGTCTATGCCGACGATCATCGGCGACACTCTCGACTTTGAGTTCATGTCGTTCAAAACACCGTCTACATCAAGGAAGATTACCTTGGCTGGCGTCAACGGGCAGAGGTCAGTACCGTGGAACATGGCGTACGAGTGAATACCCGTAGGGTCACGCATATGGATCTGATTCCTGTAACACCCTCTGTGCGGACAGTCACTGTCCATACACCATGTGATATCATCGTGCATCCAATCGGTTAGCTTACTCATATCTATCACCAGCCACCAGCCCATGTCAGTGTCCCATCTAAACCATATGTAGTAATAACTGCCTGTCTGGTATCCCATTTTACAGGCAACTTTTTAACCTTGTCCTTGAACCAATCGATGATCGCCTGTCCGCTTGATCTGTCGCGAAGATCGCCGAAGATTGTGATCGTGTAGGCCGGGATAAAGTTAATGTTCGGATTTGTCCACGAGGAGATGTGAAGTGTTCCTTCAGAACCCATCGGAAGATAATCGAGAGGATGTTCGTGGTAATCATCCCAGGCTCCGCCACCCCACAAACATTCTTTGCCAAAGTAGTTTCTGATTTCTTCGGCCTCGTCTTCGCCATTCATTCTCCATGAATCAATGCGCACTACCGCCGCTACATGTACCCAATCGCTCATACAACCAACCTTTCTTTCACTTCAGGAATCTGCACTCCGATCGCCTTCGCGAATCCGTTACGTTCGACAGGGGAGAGGATATATTCTGCCCGAAACATATTAACGATACTATTCCATTTCTGGTTCAGCTCACCGATGATTCCGATCACACCGTTGTCAGTTTTGACATGGCGGGACTCAATCATAGATTTCATTTCAGAAACAAAATCCATATACATCTTCACGATCGTTGCCGATTCGTCGCGCCTAGCCTCTTCTACAATCTGCTTGCTATACTTATCAAAATATTCTTTAGCTTTCATGATTATGCCCCTTCAACAGCGTATTGTTGATATAATTATCGCTAAATTTTGTATTAGCCCACACTTTGACACGATCCGACGTGTTGCTAAACCAGCTCAGGATTATTTCGCGCAGTGTCTGCGGATCTGGTAACGTGTTCATGTAATCATCAAGATCAACCGCATCACGCCGATTGCCAAACCAGCTATCAGGCCATGGAGTTTTGGTTCTCTGTTCCGGCGTCGGACGCTTGTTCCAGAAACGTACATGGATCGGCTTCTTATTCCAAGCAATAGCGACTCTACTTACAGCTATCCACCTCAAATAACCCGATCTGAATTCCTCTATCGCTGGTATCTCTTTGTTGTCATCAAGATTCTCCAGCCTAAAATCTTCTTCGCAAATCAGGTGTGCTTCGTTTTCCATACGGCCTCCGGCTTCATCCATTCATCAAACTCCTTGGAGCATATGGGGCATAGTACAATTTCTTTCGAGTCTGATGACGTTCTATGGTAATAATTCAGGTCATAAAACTTATTTTTGTGCTTAAATATAATTCCTCTGGATGCCGGCTCGATTTGCGCATGGCAGCGGTCACATAAGTACTTGATCACGCGGAGGCTCCTTTGATTTGTATTCCACTTCAATACTGTCGATCTTCTGCTTTTCGTTACGAGCGAAGTGGGAAACAGCACCGCAATCCTTACAGAAATAAGTAACAGTTTCTATACGACCACCCATACTGGATGTGCCGCGTTTCATCCACCCGTTGCACCAGAAGCATTTGATGTCTAAAGGAATAAACAATTACATCGACTCCTTTGATTTTATAATCCGATCGAAGTCCTTACGACTGATATGATTGACTGGATGATGCTCAAACTCATGGCCGCACCATGGACAATATTTAAAATACGGATTGGCTATGAATACTCCGCACTTTGTACAAAAGCAATATGGGGTACTT